AAAATTAATACTCCCCAAATTGCAAACATCACTGTCATCAGCACTGCATACTTCAGTACAAGCGTTCCGAAGCGTTTCATTTTCATTCTCCATAAAATTAAAGCTAAACCCAGGCTCCCCTGTACGCATCGCTTGGGCTATGTTTTCCTTGAAGGTATCCCCATATCCCTCGCCATTCCAATAGTTTAGCAACCACTCTGTATCATAGTTAATAGATATGTTTGTCATATCCAATGGTGCAGGAAAATTAAAGTCCTGCTCTTTTATTTGCTTCAAAGTAAAACCAGTATCGCCCACTGGCATCGTATCCCAATCCTTCGCATGAAGAAACGTGGATACATCTTTGTGTTTCCAATTCAGAGATGCGTATATAGCAGACCTACGAGATCCACCTTGCATCACCTTCTGTCCTATACTATTTATCATTTGCATCTTGGGTATGGGGCCAGAAGATAAACCACCCGACCCCCCAAGAACTTTACCTGCCTCTCGATACACAGAGTAGTCTACACCGATACCGCCCCCTGTCATCAGGCAGGACTCAGCTTTCCAACTTAGGTTAGCCCAATCTTCTCGCGTGTCTTCTTCTGCTTTTAATAGGAAGCAGTTATTGTAGAATCGTTTCTTGCGTCCTGCGTAGTAAAGGTATCTGCCCCCAGGAATAAACTTCAATTCATCTATATATCTGGTAAGAGCGTCCTGCTCGTCAAGTGTCATCAGGTTTTGTTCGCCCGTTCGCAAAGAACCGCACACATCTTTTACGAGTGTTGATGCTAGGTCAGACCACGTTTCACACCCTTCATGTGCATACTTGTATTTAAATATATCTTCTGAGAATTTATTTCTAAATTGAGGATTGTTGTTAGATTTAAATGATGACACTTCATAAACTCCTTTCGTTCTCTTCTTCCTCTACAACTTCTATTAACTTATTTAAATACCATTGTGCCTTCTTTAAATCTTCAGTTGGTTTACCCTTGTAGTCAAACCTCCAAAGATACTTCAGTATGTTGCCTTGAAGATAATATTTAAAGTTAGGTAGTAGTGCAGCTTCAATAGCATTAATGCATTCTATCCCACTCTGATTATAGTGCGGTGGGTTGTTCACCATATCCTTCATAATATGTCCTTTTAGTGTTTAGTTACGGGTGGGAAAGGGAAAGGTATGACTACACCTTCAGTCTCTTCTTGTACTCTCATTCTTTCCATGTCTTGAAACTTATCATAATATATTTCAAGCAAAACATCTAGAGCAGGTGGCTCAAGAACTGCTACAGCGCACATTGCTTTCATTATATCTGTGACAGTGTCTAACGCAGAGTCGGATAGCTCTGACATATCTTCGTGAAGTATTGGTAGTATGTCAAATTCAATTTGTTTTTCTTCGGGTAGTTCTGACCTTACTTTTATTAGTACGCACAATTCGTTTGGTAACAGATTCATTCGGTTCTTTATTTTCATTTTTGCCTCTCTTCTTTTCGTTGATCCATTCTTCAGGTATAAGCTGATCGGCAAATATAAAATCATACTTGTTGCACCAATCTGCGTAGGTGGTTTTGCTTCCTTTTCTTAATTTATTTTTAGAGTTAGAAAATACAAACCTTAAATCTAAATCAGGGTATTGCTCTTTTATTAGTAAATGTTTCTGCCTATCCTGTACAGTAAATACACCTTTTGTTTCTACTATTATTCCGTTAGGTAGCCAAAAGTCTGGTGTGTAATTTCTGTTCTTTGCTGGTTGAACAAAGGGTATCTTTTTAATCTCATAGCAGTCTAGTATGTTTAAGAAGGCTAGTTGTTCAGATACCCTTTCTTCTAAACCAGATCTAAAACCATGCGCTAATCTATAATCGAATGCGACCATAGTTTATTGAACCAAAAGGGCGAGGATAAACATACGTTCTTTGTACGTTCCCACCTACTGCATCTCTGTAAGATGCTTGAGCTTCTTGTAGGTTTTGCCATGCCTCACGCACCATAGCAGTCTGACGATGTTTTGCTTCACGCCTCAAGTCACGTAGCTCATTACTAAGTTCTTCTATACGCTCGTTGAGATCTTCGTCTGTTAAATCTGCATATGGATTTACATTTTCTTCTTGTGTATTCAAGCTACTTCTCCTTCCATGTTGTTTAGTTCTGTGTATGCTACGATAGGTTTACTCTTAGCCTTAGAAAATACAGACTCTCTTTCCTGTAAAGTAGGCCAACAACTAAATCTATATTTACACCACGAACACTCCATACCTAGTTTTCTGTTGCCAGTAAGCACTCTATTAAATGTTTCTGGCTCATCTTCAAAGCATCTTTTAAAAGGTGCATCTGAAACTAATGCATCTATCTTCTTCTCTGCTTCTTTTAAAATGCTAGACACCTCTGCCGTAGTGTCAGTGCTTTCTATCCTGTTGAGTTCGCCAGTGGCTATGTTCATCGCCCATATACCACCAGCAGGTTTACCCGTAGCGGAAGCATATATGTGCAGCTGTGTTACATATCCAAAAGAATCTTTCTCTTTCAATGCATTCCAGCTAATAAATTTATTTCTAAAAGCAAAGTCTGAAGTAGATTTTATGTCATCTACTCTGCCATCATCGAAAGATAAATCAGCCTCTCCTGTTACTATATGCTTACCTATCTTAGTGGTAAGGTTTTGAGAAGACTTGTATCCTTCTAGATTAGCTTCTTTTATAACGCCCTTTAGTATAGCCTCTACTACATCTCCTACCATCATTCGTAGGATGAAATTGTAAGAGGGTGCTACACCTTTCTCACCTTTCTTCTCCATCTGTAACTGGCATAAGGGCCTACCAAGATTAGATGGTCTTGCTTTAAACTCTCTCCTATTTGTTGAAGAAGCAAACTGATTACGCAGTGCATCAGCTACATCATTGCAAACTGTGGAGATGGTGTCCTCCGTCATGGACACCTCCCCATCCATATTTTTCTGAAGCCAACTAAGAACCTTTGCTAACTTCAAATCCATTAAGCAGCATCCCCATTGAGATCTATAAAATCATCATCTCCTTCAGACATTGCCGAACCACTAGCTGACGTATGCTTCTCCATAACCCACTTATTAATCTGGGCTATGTGATCGTGGAACTTACTGAAGAGTGCTACCGTATCATCGTCCATAGGATAAGATGTATCATCCGTAACAGATATATCTATGTCGTAATACGTGACACCGCCAGACACTCTCTTGCTCTTCATATTAACAATTCTAGAGTTAGGAAGAACACGTTTCTTTGAAACCATATCCAAGAAAAACTTAGACAAAGTTTTACCAGAGGTCTTGCCCGATAGCTCTATCTCTACGGGTAAAGTAACCTCTGTCTTTTTACCCTCTTCGTTGACACCTTTCATAGTTGCTTCACCATAAAAGATAATCATTAGCCTACAAGATCGCAAGAACTCCTGCCTATCTTTGCTAAGAGACTTCCAATCTTTGATATACTCAAGAGGTCTACCACACTGGAAGTCACCATCATCTGATGGGGCTTCATCGCGTGGCCCTTTAACTAGTACAGAATGTATGTATGATCCCTGTACCTTTTCACCGTCCTTAGTAACTCGCTCTGCAAATGCATCGTAACGCTTGTATCTATAACGATGTTCATAGTAACGAAAGGATACTTCTTTCGCATATACTTTACCTTCTTCGGTACTTACTGAGAAGTGTCCAGATGGACAGATGATATCACCGTTGCTATCCTCTAGGTTTTCCCTCTCTATCCTTAATCTAGCTAGGGAACTAGATGAGCTAGACTCACCACCTGTTTCGCCAAAACTCTTGGCTAACTCTGCCAATACAGCAGACTCCTCCATCTTTACTAGTTCTTGTGTTTCAGCCATTCTTTTTCCTTTCTTTGTGTAAAGACAAGACCTTCAGTTATACATAAAATAGCCATGTTTGTCAAGACATATTAAGCCAGTTGCTTCCTGTTTTTGTGTCAATAGGAAGGGGTACATCCATGTTTATGTTATAGTATAAATAGATACGATCTTTAGTTGAACTAGGGGATAATACATCTTCTACAAGTTGTTTAACCCTATCAACTTCTTCATTCGGGCAGTCGAGCAATACACTGTCATGCACCGTATTCACTATTGTAGTTCTTAATTTATTTTTTTGCAACTCCTCTCTCAATGCGACAAGACACAGTGGTACAATGTCTGCCGTAGCTAATGCCTGTACGGGATAGTTCTTTATCTTTGTAGCTCCCGTTGCACCCCCTGTCTTTGTTCTCTTGGCATGAGGGAATGCAAACTGCCTACCCGTTGGCAAAGTAATACATTTGTTTTTGATGGCCTCAGTCTGTAAACTCTGATGCCATTTTTTTATGCCAGAGTATTTGTCAATGAAGTGTAGGTTGTAAGCCTTTTCAGCAGGTGTGCCACTCATCGCCCCATACAGTGGGGCAAACGTCCTGCCCTTGGCCTCTTGCCTAGAGGTAGGCTGACCCTTGTTTGTTAGATAGTCAGCCGTGTAGGAGTGTACGTCAAAGCCTGTTTCTATTTCTTCTCGCGCTGTTTCATCAGCAGATAGGAATGCAGCTACCCTGAACTCAAGTTGTGCAAAGTCAAACTCAAGTAATGTGCCACCATCGCCATACCTAGATACGAATGCCTCCTTAACAGGGAATGTATTTCCCCGTGGCATATTCTGCATGTTAGGGGAGGAAGAGGATAGTCTACCCGTAGCGGTGCGACACTGGTTAAAGTCAGCGTAAAGCATATTCCCTATCAATCTTTTTTTGATGCCCTCTACAAACGCAGATAGATATGTCTCTACTGCACCTAGACGCTCTACCTTTTCCAAGAACTCGATGGCATCTGAATGCTTATCAGGGTTCAATGATCTAAGTTGCTTCGCTAAAACTCTTAATTTATTTTTGTCTGTACTGAATCCGTTGGCAGTTACCCATGTGCTATCTGGTGGGAATATCTTCAGACCAGCAACCTCACCTGTCTCCACGTATCTCATACCTGCACCACCGCATTCATGGCAGGTGTGCGCTCTTGAGAAGGGTGTACCATCTTTTTTTATCTTACGTACCTTACCTGTTCCCTTGCACGTTTTACACACAGAGGCCGTTGTCTTCATCACCTTTCTACATCCCATGCGTACCAGTTTCTTAAATCTATCTACACTTATCCTGGGTCTAAATGGACTATCTAACTGATACAAAACAGCGTGAGCTTTTTTATCCTTGGGGGCGTAAGAGAATATCATAGACGATACTTGCTCTGGGCTACTTAAATTGATAGGCGTATCACCCATGTAACTATGCACTAGTTCCTGTAGCCTACGTATCAATTCCTTTTTCTCCATGCGGTAATTAAACTCAACATGATCTAACTTCTCTTCATCTATGGCTAACCCACCGTACTCCATCTCAGATAAACACATACACATACTGTTACTTAGATTGACTGTAGGCATCAGCGTAGTGTTCTCCAGATCCTTCATCTGTGCTAAATACAAATCCCTTGTGGCGCGAATGTCTGCCCGACCATACTCCTCGACAACATCCCAAGGCATGGCCTCATACCCTACACCCTTATCCCAATAGTCCTTGGTTATGTCAGATTTTTTATTAGCTAAGTCTCGCCTCTCACAACAGGCACTAAGAGACATACTCATTCTCTCTCCTCTAGCCAATACGTATTCACCTATCATAGTGTCGTATATGTCACGATCATATTTGATACCGACTGACCACAACCATTGCAAGTCATACTTTATGTTGTGGCCTATCAACAAGTCAGCCATCTGTATTTTATACTTAACTTCGTTTATCCTATCTGTTCCATGTGAAACATCTTTATGATAAACAGCCACGTAATCTTCTTCGCCCGTATCTACATCCAGTATACCTATGGAAACTAGATCATTGTTTTTGTTGTGGGGCTTGTTGTCTATTATGTTTTCTTTTTTTGTTACACTGTTTTCTATATCTACTACTAATCTCTTAGTCATCATACCTCGCAACTCTTCCATCTAACATTACATTTATTTGTCCATGCCAACCGCTAATTTTATTCTTAGCTATGTTAAACACTCGACGGGGATCACTCTCATCTGATCCTTCTATCATAGCGTACTTACCAATCAGAATCATAAGATCAGCTTCAGCTGCCTTACCCGTCCTACTATTCTCCATCATACTTAGATTAAGATTTACCCTACCCTCTGCATCTGCCGATAGTTGAGAGTAACCAAAGATCGCACACTCATACCTTGTGGCTAGATCTCTAGTCCTACGATATATCTCACGTAGCTTTTCATGCTGGGCAGTTATATGTTTACTGTCGGGTAGCGTTACTTTGTCTAACATATCAATCACAAGTATGTCTGGCCTGTTCTCTTTGAGATGGGCCTCGATACCATCTATGCCGTATGTCTCCTCTATCCTGTCGATGAATAGATTATCCTTTTTCCATTCGCCATTGATGGCACTACCACCACCGCCAAGTAACTCTTCCTCTGATCTATTTGTAGCTGCACTCAGGTAACGTAAGGCAACCCTGTTAGCAGGTTCTTCATTACATAGTACGTGTACCTTTGCACCCTGTTCTATCCAGCCGTAAGGCCCCATAGCAAAAGACGCATGGCTTGAGGTCTTGCCTGTTTCAGGTCTGGAACCAATAACTATGAAGTGTCCTGCCGACACACCAGACACCCTCTCTGCAAGGGATGATATGTTAAATGCCCAACGTGTCTGCACGTTCATGGAGTCGATTAATTTTTGTGGGTCTAAGTCGATGCCCTCAAAGGGTGATGCATCTGTTACGAATCCAGAGGCGTAGTCATCTATTAATTTAGATAGACTATCTAGACTAGTCTCCTCACCCTCTGTCAGTGCATAGCCTATCTCTGATACTCGCCTACCTATTTCTATACGCCAGAGATTATGCATAACGTCCTTGGCTACATCAACAGATATATCTTCCGACTGTTTCATCTTGGCGAAGAGAAGTTTGTAACTGTCCTCTTGCGCTTTGGTAAGTGAGTTATTGTTACTGAAGAATAGGTTTTCTAGTTCAGATAAATTAATTGAATTATCGTATGCATCTTGCGCGGATATTATTGTTTCGACAATTCGCTTTGGTTCTTTTTCAAATGCAGTAACGGGTACGTTTCTTCCGATCTGCTCATATATGTCCTTGTTGCATAGTGCCTTGACCAATTCCAACATTTTGTATTTCCTCTATAGCCATATCTTTAATGTCTAGTTCTAACGCAACCACCTTACATTTGTCAACGCCAACGAATACTCGCCTCGACATACTAATAGCTTTATCCGTAGCATCTTTATCAAGTGCGATGATTACACTCTGGTATGTATCCCATATCTTATTTAGATTATTGGTGGATAGTGATGTACCAAGTAGGGGCATGGCATCTGTATCATCTAGGTAAGTCACTGCTTTCCATGCTGATATTATATCTTCTACAATAATTAAATTAGATTTTGGTGGGGCATCGAAGGGTACAATGATTGCACTGTCTATATCACTGTACCTTTTCCATTTAGGCTTTCGCCAAACGTCCAATGCCCTACCAATAGCGTCAACATTTTCGCCATCTTTCTGTATCATAAATGCTACCCGTCTTTCTAACGGATCATACAGTACGGGTATACCGATATTGTTTATACAATAAGCGTCTAGAAAATCGCTACAAATATCAGCATAAGCCAAACGATTGAGAGTAGAGGCTCTGTCATTTTGTAATCCTTTCGTTTTGTTTCGTTGTTGTTGATTAAATCTAATATCCTCTAATGACATACTTGAGTTATGTTTTACTCCGCGATAATTACATGAAGCAGAGTAGCAATTCCATTTAATTGTGTTACCTTCCCTGCTTAGAGTAAAGGTGTTATGACGATGGCACTTGGGGCAGTTACCTCTTTTGCTTTCGCCAGAGCGTATGTCATCTAGATCAATACTCATTTGTAAAATATGTGATCCTCAATCTGGAGAAGATACTGTCTATTCCATTGCGGGTCTACACTTGTAGCATGATAGAACACCGCACCCTCAAGTAGAGGCAGAGATAAACCATACGTATAGTGAACCTCTTCAGCTACACGAATTGCTTTGTTCCATGCCCGTTTATCTTTCGGCACATCTGATAAACCGTCACAGTAAAAACTAAATTGGCATCTGTGCTTGATAGGATAATCCTTTTTCCAGGAATATGTAGGCCCTTCCTTCACTACCTCGCACACAGTATCAGGCCAACGGCTATCGTGAACACGATTTAAAACAACTTGTGCGACAGCCATCTG